TCTCCAATTCTGATTTGAGTTTCGCATAGAACTCAGCAACTTCTTGTGGATCTTTTTCCATAATTTTTCTTTTACTATTGTTCGCAAAATTACAAAAAAAATCATTTGCTATTATTTTTTTAATATATTTTATGCAATAACGTAGGGGTGAATGATCATTCGCCCTCTATATATAATCGGCAAAACGAAATGTGCAAAAAGTCAAAATGAAAAGTACATTTTTTAAGTAAAAATACATGAGGCAAAGGTAATAAAAAAACACGGAAAATACTCCGTGTTTTTTACTTATATAGGATAGTTGGTTGTAAGCACTTCTGTACGCTTTCTGCCTGTACGATTACTACTACCTAAGGATAGGGATACCTCCCTTTGATACCAACCATATTGTTCCGAATACTCCGTTAGCTTCTCATTTGGGTAGGAACTGAGTAGAAACTTACCTTTGACTGTGGTTAAGGTGTGTAATAGTTCGTTGAAGTGTTCTTGCTCGTATCCTCCATAATGGCCTTGCTTAGCCCCTACATAGGGTGGGTCTATGTAGTGAAAAGTATTAGGAGTGTCTCGTAAGGATATCACTTCACAAGCATCGGTATTGTCTATCTGCACGTTCTGCAAACGAGCAGAATAGATGTCGGTGAAGTTGGCTATCTTGTTGTTAAGGACTGACACATTCTTGCTGTTAGTGGTGATACGACAGTTGCCTACTTGGTTAGAGTAACCACAGTTAGTGGCGTACCAAAATGCCCACGCTCTTTGTACTTCTGTAAAAGCAAAGGGAGCGTGGTAGATTACCAATGCGGCTTTGTAAGCATCTCGGCTTACAATTGACTGCTTTACGAGGGTTTGAAGCTCAGCAAAACGGGTTTGCAGGACCTTGTAAAACGTATAAACATTGGCATTGAAGTCATTGATGATTTCTGTTTTGACTTTCTCCTTTGCCCAAAACACAGCTCCTCCACCAAAAAAGGCTTCGGTATATACTTCATGCTTGGGTATAAGTGGCAATATATATGGCAACATGGTTTGCTTTCCTCCATAGTATGAAATGGGAGTGCGTTGCCAAATCTTATTAGTTGGTTTCATAGCTTGGGTGTTTTGTAAATCATTATATCTTCATAAGTACTTAGGAAATTCACGCTTGTATTGACTACTATTCGCTCAGTACCTTTGAAAGGACTGGGGAAGTCATACTCATTACATAGGAAGTCAAAGAGGTCTAATAACTGGCCTTTGTTGGAACTGAAATAAACATACATAGGCATTGTACTTAGACACTTGACAATTTGCATATAGTCCTTGAGTCTCCAATAATTTCCTCCTGTATATGATGAGACATCGGTGGAAAGATAGGGAGGATCAAGGATAAATACAACATTCTCTACCTTGGCAAATTCATCAATGAGGTTCCTATAATCAGTGCTTCTACGTTCAACACCACGTAAATAGCCCTCACTACTATAGGGAGTTTTGATAACACAATTATAGAAGTTATCCTTCTCCAAGCCTTGTAATGAGGTAGCATATTTTCCACTGAAAAGCAAACTTGCAGATAAAGAGATAAAATCTACTTTGTCGGCAGGATATTGCTTGATAACCTCCAATATAGCAGGCTTTAGGTGATCTATTCGCTCTCCTTTGGCTTTTCCCTCTACAATAGGACGTAATTGAGTCAATATCTCATTGGTGATAGGAATACACTCTAATCGGTGAGCAAAGTTGTCATAATCGTTCCATATCACACGAGCCATGGGTTTTTCTTGTTTGATAATATGGGACAGTAGTCCTGAGCCTCCGAACAAATCCACATAGGTAGCCTTGTCGGGGAAAGCCTTTAAAGCCTCTTTGAAGTGTTTGACAAACTTCCTTTTCTGCCCTTGAAAAGGTAGGGGTGATTGAGAATAATTTTTCATAGTTTATTTGGTTGTTTTAGTTATTCTTTGTACTTTTGCAATCTCACCTCATAAAACATAAAAACCCACTGGTACAGAAGACATATTGTCCTCCGTAGCCAGTGGGTGTGTTTTTAAATGAGGTGAGATTCTTTAAAAAGCGGAGGACATTTTTTTACTGCTTGTCCTCCTATTTTAGCAGTGTTTAAACTTCTTTTAAATGCTGTTTAAACTCTACCGAAACGGCTTATATTTCCAAAGGATAAATACTAATACAGCGAGTAGCAAGAGCCAAAGGATGTGCCTTACGGGGCTGCTTTGGGTGTGCTTGCGGCTTTGCTGTGTGTATTGGTTTTGGTACTTTTGTGCTTCGGTTTTTGTCTGTATCTGTGTATTTATAGTAAGGGTACTGTCAGCCTGCTGTAGGCTCTTAGAATAGGTGTTTGTAGCTTTAATCTTTACCTTTCCATTGAGTACTCTTATAACTTCATTATCGCCGTCACGAATGCGGGTGTAGATGAGTTCACGGGGAATGCCTACACTATCGGTGAGGCTTTCGAGTTCGAGTTCAAAGGACTGGTCGGACTGGTGAGACAAGTCTGTTTTGCGACCTTCATAGGCAAAAAGCTGTGAACTATCCTTGTAATGGATAAAATGCTCTTTCTGTACTTGGCGTTGCTCGGTAGTGGCGACCTTGCGAGTACGGCAACCTACCAAAGTAAGGAACGCCAATAATAATAGTGCTAATTTTCTCATTTGCTAATGTTTTTGTACTCGTCTTTTGCGTTGAAACAAGGGCAGGCTTTAGCTACACCAGGGAAGTCTCTATGACCTAATATTTCGGCTTCAGGATACAGGGCCTTAAGCTCGGTGAGGAGCTTTTTTAAGGCTTCTTTCTGTTCCGCCGTACGGGTGTCTTTGGGCTGTAGCGTGTTTTTGTCGATACCTCCAATATAACAGATACCGATGCTGTCCTTATTGTGGTTTGTAACGTGGGCGGGTATCTTATCCACATCTCTTCCGCCCTCTATTTTGCCGTCCAAGCGGACTACATAGTTGTAGCCTATCTCATTGAATCCACGTTGGCGGTGCCATAGGTCAATGTCTTTGGCAGTGTGATCTCTGCCCTCTGGAGTAGCGGAGCAGTGAACTACAAGATAGTGAATGGTACGTTTACTTTTTTTCATATCTCTATTACTATTACATTATTAGCTATATCTTTAAAACTTACGGGGCTATTTGTATCAACATAGTATATACTATCTACACTTGAATAATTTCCAAAACTATATCCAAATCCAAAAATTTTATTAAATCTTACCTCCGTATATAATGAATTAGGTGTTGCTCCAAAGCCCCCACTATAATAGTCAAATTGCACATATACTTCCTTCCCTCCTATATAAAGTTTTGGATCTTTTTTACTGAAAGTATATTCTCCATAAGGACTATCACGTACAGAAATGATATAACAGTAAAAAGCTATAAATTTAACTTCTATATCCTTTAATTTTTTCTCTATTTTATTCTCGTCTACATATTTCTGATTATAGGACTCCGTAATTACCTTAGAGGGGAATACCAATCTAACATCGTCTCCCTCTATACTGATAGTGGGATAATAGTTTCTATCAAAAGTATCCCCAATTCTTAATTGTGTTTTTGAGTTTATACTGTACTTGGGACTACTTAAATTGAAATTCCTATCATTTATAGTACAATTAGTTGAAAAAACATTATCTACTGTTAAATTGCGAATTACCTCCCTTGCTTTTGGGTAAGCCTTTAGTAGTCCTTTTACAAGAAAGGTGACATTAAACTCGTAAATATCTTTTTCAGGAGAATTTCCAAAGTCCCAAAATAGTTGTGTATTCATTATCTATTATTTACATTAACAATAACTTCGTCCCCATGAATTAGAAGGCTTGCTGTACTACCTTTTGCCCCTGTAATAGAGCTATCACCTATAATTGTTTTTCCCGTAAAAGTAATATTTCCCACTTCCGCCTTTACTACAGATAATAGGGCATTATTAGGCATTTCCGATAGATCTATGGCAATATCTGAACTACTGGTGCTCTTTAATACTCTTCCGACATTCTGGCTGTTTAAAGTAGTAGAGGAGTTAACCTCTATAGCCATTGTTCTACTCTGTATCTTTTCTAACAGTGCCCTTTCTTCGAGTACCGTAATACGCCCAATTCCATCTATATCATAGTGTACAACACCTTGTTCCTCTCTTCGCTCGACTCCTGGTTTATCTGTTATATCTTTCCAAGAGTGAGTGTGGTCAATAAGGGCATAACGGCCGTCAAGATTAACTGTTAGAGGTGTTCCATCACTTCTTTGCCCTGTGAGCACTCCCGTCCCCTTGTCAAACATGAGAGAATTGAGCTTGATATCGGCTACATTTTCGGGTAATGTATCCTTATCATCAAAAGTAGCTTGCATCGTTTCCCCATCGGCAAGGGTAATAGTAAGAGTTTTTGTAACATCCCCTGTTACAGTGATCCCCACCACTCGTTTTTTAGCGTTGGTTTCATTGGTTCTTTTTTCCTCATCTGTGTAGTCATTGGAGGATAGCCCCTTTCCATCTTCCTTATCCACCTTATTCTCAAACAATGCTCTATGTGCTTGACTATCGGTGAGATGGTTGCGCAGCTGTTCAGCGGAGGCGGTACCCTGTATCACATTTTCCAAGCCCTCTATAGAAGTCATTGGGATTTTTTCAGACTTATGAAAAAAACTGTCTATTAGGGCTTTAAATTGAGCCCCTGTAGGTTTCTTTAGGTCAGAAAACCAATTGTATAGGGTTGTTATTGCTGTCATAATATTTAAAATTAAAATCCTACAAATCGGATAAATTTCACAATTCGGGAGGGTTGAATATTATTGATTGGCTGTTCACCTCCATTGAGAACAGCCTTTAACTGTGAGCCATTATCTTTACCCCAATGAGGTAAGCTACTACCTCGCGCCCATTCCCCTCCTATTCTATGCCAATCAGTTATGTTCCGTAGCCCTACTCCTAATATTTCGAATCCTGTTCCATTTTGATACTCTAAGTCAAGTTTTAGATTAGGAAGGTGTCTGAGTTCTATCTGTTCGGTTTTACTCCCCACTACCGTACCTATCCTATTGAATGAGGAATCGGTAGATTTATACCCTACGGGTACTACGCCTTGCATCTCTGTATGCTCCACCCAGCCTTCGGGAATTTCCGAGGCAGGGCGATCCCATATCGCCACCAACCCTATAGGCACCGTCTTTCTTACCCGCTCTTCGAGCTTTTCCAAGCGCTTGAGTAAGGAATTTTCCTCCGTAAAAGATTGAGCTTCTATTTGTTGGTTGTTTAATGGCCTTTTAAAATCCGCCCATAGGTGTCCGCTTGTGCTATTGCCAAAAGTAGCATAGCGGCTATATTCTACGGCCTTCTCTACTCCGTCTTTGAAGATTCGCTTTTGTGAGCTCTCTACGATAATGACCTTTTCGGATATGGGAGCACCTTTGAAGGGGAGTACCTCGCCATTGATATACACCAATCCGTCGGTGATACTACGACCTACCTGTTCACAGCCCGATAGGATACTTAGGTTCCCCGCAATATTGCCCAGGGCATTGAGCAATTGGTAACTCTGCTGCATAAAGTCGAGAGTATAGGTACCCAAGGGAAAACCTCCTGTGTTGTCAAAATTGATTCTATTCATAAATGATTATATATCTCTTTGATGCTATTTTGTACGCCTCAATAAGGGCTTTGATTTCTACTTCTCTTGCTCGCAATTCATTGGGTATATGTACGGAGAAATTCACACCATTCACTTGCATTTCTCCCGAAGTATATAGGTACTTTTCCTCCAGATATACAGGCTGATTTTCCGCCTCAGTATAGATATACACAGCGTTAAAGTGGGTCATATCCTCTATACGGATACGCCTTAATGTCTGGTCAAAACTATCATTGAGAATCTTCCTTAGATAGCACTTTTGTCCGTTATGGGTGAGAGTTATCAGGTCGCTATTTCGCTTTTGGTTGAAATCATATTGTAGTTGCTCCAAAGGTGCAATAAGTGCCTGTAACCAAGAGACAAGGTGAGCTTTCCTTAAAAAAGTAGGCAGTAGCAAGATCACAAGTCTCCGCAAGTTGAGTTCAAAGATTCTCATAGGTAGGTAATGGTGCTTTTGGTGTCGTTGTTTTGGTCAAAATTCACAGCAAAGTAACCACTCTGGGGGATTTGGCTGATATTAATCTCCTGAAAACTACCCCAGATACTCCCTTCTATCCACTTGGTCTGCGCATTGTCTATACTCACATCTTTGACCCCTTCCACTTGTTGAATAACATCGGTAAGGGCTTGTAGGGAGAGTTCACCATTGAAAGGTAACTTCTTGAGATAGTCCTTAATAGCCTCTTTTACTGTTTGCTTTCCTGAATTAACATTCATTCCATTTTCGTCCAGAATAAGTGGATTGCGGACAATACGGATAGAGAGCTTGAGCCAATCGGGCTGGTTATTCAATATCGTAACATAGACCCCTGCATACTTTATCTCATTGATATAGCGACTAAATGCTTCTTGTTGGTGAGTCGTCACGGGAGTGAGTGTACCCGCATTATCGGTAGCTATCTTAATAACAATACGGCTCTCTGTAGGGGAGTCTGTAACAGCGCAATATTTGATGACTTTACTTGCTTCAATCTCTTCTTCCGTACGATTAGTATTGTTGAACTTGTCGCTATCAGGTAATAAGTCAAATCCGTACTGAAAGGCTAAAGCCTTGCTATGGTACCACTTAGCTGTACCAGGTTTGAGCTCGGCAAGGCGTTTGTCAATATCTGCCCTATGTAGGTCGAATAGCTTCTCTAAGCTCCATATCGCCACCGCTATAATATATACCCACAAGCGCCATATAGCTACTTTGGAGGTACTGTTGAGGCTTTCCAATGCAGGCTCTTGTGCTTTAGCTTGGAGAATAAGGGTTTGTATCTCTTGTATTGTTCGTGCCATAGTTATTGTTGCGTTATTACAAAGTCTAAGTTAATCGCCCAAATGCTGATACCCTCAAGCCTTTCAAACACTTGCTCATCTTCCTTAGAAAATGCTGTTGCAGGCTGCAAATTCTTGGCAGTGTAGTAGCCTAAAATATCTTTGTTGGTAAAGGCTTCTGCCGGTAATACTAAGGTTTTGCCCGCTTGCACATCATCAGTGATGTTAATAGTGTTGGCTTCGGCAAACTCAAAGACGCTTTCTATCGTGCCCGTGTGTTGCAGGGCGAGGTCTAATAGTGACTGATTATGTAGGACTGTTATTGTCATCTAATTCAAAAGTTTTATAGAACTTCTTATTAATTATCTTGAGCAGTACTTTAGCAAAGCGAAAGCCTAAACAGTCTAAGTTCTCCAAGAGACTCACCACGAGTTGCCATATAATCCCTATAAGTACTATCCAGTAAAGCCAGTGGAAAGGGTCAAACTCAAAACCTCCAAGACTTGGAAACTCTACATTAGCCGAGAAAGTATGCAGTATATAGATAGGTACAAGATAGGTGGCTATCTTCAATAACATACGCCCAAACTTGCGGCTCTCGTGTTTTTCACCTCGCTTGCGGGAGGCTTGCACTCCTGTGATCCATTCAAATACGAGCAATACCACGTAAGCGGTAAGAAATAAGTGGTTGAAACCAAAGAGAAAATGCACAGTGGCAAACAAAAAGGAGAGTATTACGTCCATCTTGATAAAAAGAGCTGAAAAGGTGTGACCAAAGGAAGAGTGTAGGAAGTCTTTGCTATCCCTAAATCCAAATCCTTGTAGAATGTAATTGAGTGTTATCATCGTTGTTTGTTTATTTTTTAATTAATTGTTCCTTTTCCTTCACTTGTAGTGGCACCCGTTTGGGAGGCGGCTGTACCTGCTGTGGTTACACTGATACCAGGGGCTATTGTTACCTCTCCACTTTTGACGAATGTATCAATAAGGCTTGCCAATCGTTCGGCATACTCTTCTATACTGTCATTGGTTTTGGTAAGCATATCCTGCTGAAGGTCAATAATGCCTTGTTTTAAGGCTTGTTTGTTTAGTGCCATAGATTAATTATATTGTCCATCAATTAGTAATTTGCCACCCTCTTGTAGGGCTACATCATTAATCTGCATACCATCATACTCCAACTGTTTCTTTATTTCGATGAGTACTTCGGTATAGAGGTCATCTGCGAGCATTTGTGCGATGCCTACCCCTACTTCTGGATGTTCTTTCCATTCTCCCTTTTCAGTAGTGAGTATAGCCTTTTGTTGTTGGTTATCAGAGTACCCCACCTCAAAATCACCTGCCAATAGGCGTAGGTCATTGTTGTTGTCTATCAGTATATCTTTCATTAGCTTGTCTGCAACTGGTTTATACTATTAATTGCTCTGAGGAGTTCCTCTTTCACCATTGCCCCAAAGTTCTCTACTCCTTCACGTACAGAGGAAACATATACTTTAGTATCAGTGCCTACATTGCCTATCTGTATATTGATATGCGTTTGTCGGGTGCCCCCTGATACTATATTATCTTTGGTTTTAGCCCCTTCTCCTGTGGCAGCAGTAGCTTCTCCCGTAATAGGGCTCATACCTGGTGTGGGAGTACTTTCAGTTTTCATACCCAGCTTACCCATTAGCCCATCTTTTACCTCCTTAAAGCTCTTGAACTCTAAAGAGTCCCAGGCCTTACCAAAGGCTTCTTTGGCTTTAGCCCCCGCTTCGTTTGCCTTCTTATAGCCCTCTGTTACCGATTTGGCACGCTCCTGCAAGTCATTTTGTATCTTGGCAATCATTGCTTGATTCTCGGTACTATCACCTAAACCAACCGCTTCTTTGAACTTATACCAAGCGAGCTTACAAGCATCTACCCCCGCCATAAAAGCATTGACTGCTGTGTTCCAATGAGCCTGATAAGTAAGGATAAAAGCCTCCCAACTGTATTTCATACCTTGCACGGTATATTCCCACGCCTTACCCCAACCACTTACCCCTACAATGCAATAGGCAATCATAGCTATAAGAGTAATAATACCCGCTATTACCCACGTGATAGGATTAGCTAAAAAGGCGAGGTTTGTCTTAATCACTGCCCAGGTAAGTCTATTTTGCCAAGCGGTAGCAATAGCTGTATAGGTATTGTGTAGTATCAATGCAGTGGTGAATATACCTATAGCTCCTGCGATACCCCATATAATAGGATTCCCATCTTGAAACTTCTGAATGAGCCAGCCTATACCTCCCCCTATACTCTCAAAGACGGCGGACATAAAGTCTACCAAGGGGCCAAGCATAGGGCTAATGGCTTCATATACTTTTAGGGCAAGCTCGGTGATAGAATCCATCATCTTGTTGAACTTACCGCTAAGGGTTTGTCCCGCCTTTTCGGCACCTTGGTAGAATAGCCCTTGTTTATCGGTTGCCCATTCAAAGGCTTGTGCCAACTCTTGCGCCGAAATACCTCCTTTACTCATTCGCTCCTTGAGCTTGGCCATACTCTCGCCCGTACGCTCACTTATCACTTGCAAGGGGTTGAAGCCTGCGTTAATCATCTGCATTAAGTCCTGCCCTTGTAGCTTGCCTGCCGAGGTGGCTTGTGCAAAAGCAAGTGATAGACTTTGCATTTTCTGCGCATCACCCATAGCAATATCACCTATGTTCTTGAGCTTGCCAAAAGCAAACTCAGAGGAAAGCCCGAAGGACATCATCGTCTTCTGTGCTTCAATAAGCCCTGCCTTATCGTAGGGTGTTTTTACTCCATAATCAGATAGCTGAGCATATAAGGCTTTAGCTTTTTCTACATCGCCACGAAGCAAAGTAGTAATATTGGCTTGTTGCAAGTCAGCTTCCATACCCTTCTTGATACTTCCTCCTATCATAGCCCCTGCCAATATAAGAGGATTAGTAGCTATTCCTGGTAGGCTGTTTAGGGCTTCGGAAAACCACGTCTTTATTTTACTACCATTGAGGGTTTGTAGCTTGGTAATACTACGCTCCAACTTTTTGATTTCGCTGTTGTACTTGCGAATAGCGGACAAGTTTTCTATGGGCAATAAGTCTCTTTCGGCTTTGAGTAAGGCTATTTTTTGCTGTAAAGTTTGTACAGAAGTCCCCATTTGTGCAAAGGCTTTGGTAACTTTTGCTTGTGTCAATTGTAGTTCACCAAATTTATCCAACATAGCATCGTTAGTTACGCCAATTTTTTGTAACTTTGCACTGACTAAATCTTTAAGTGTTAATGTATATTCTAAAATATTTGCCACGATGAGAGTCTTATTATTTTTCTTTAACATCCTTGCCTCTATAGGCTTATTGCTACTGGTTAGTGCAGGTTTTTTCTATGGAGTAGCCCTCCTATGTGTACCCTTTTATGCTACCTATAGGGCTTTTACTGAGAAGGAGCCCACTACTAAAAGAAGATACACCACTACAGCTATTGCCAGTGCCACCACCTTCTTTTTGATAGGGATACTTTCTCTTATGATTTCAAAGGGTATCCAAAAACAGCGTGAAGAGGAACAACAAACTACCTATACTACTTGTATTGTTCCTTCTCCTTTTGCCTAAGCCATTCAAGCTCTTTTACTCTCATAGCCCACTGGGTATCGGAGAGGTCGTCGGGATTGGCAATGTGCATATAGTAACGCAAGGAGGCGTTAGTGATACGAAGCCAATCCCGTCCCTCGTCTATTTCCGCATCACTTAGAGCTTTTCCAAGGTAGCCTCTTTGATCTGTATAAGGTCGGGTAGTTTGCTACTTACGGCGAGGAACAACTCATCGTTTGTTTTTATCTCTTCATCGCCACCCAACCAACAGTTCTCAAGTATAACCTCATTAAACCTTAGCGGATCCTTGGTAGCCAAGGTCGAGGCATAGCTAAGGGTTTTACGGTCGGGGGTACGCAAGTATACCTTTTTGTCTGCTACACTAATTACAAAGATGTCTTTGTACTGATTTTTCCATTCTTGGATTTGTTCTTTAGTTACCATTTAAATAGTTTTTAAAAATTGTTTAATTGTTTGTGAGTGTTACCCGTTATGATTGACGATCTACATCAATGAAGATAATAGGTAACTCTACAATCATATTTTTATCGCCCTGCTTCATTCCTTTTTTCACCTCGGTAAACTCCACATGCCTTAGAATGTCAGTTACTATCTGCCCACCATCTAAAGGAACGTAAGAAACAACAAGGTCGAAGCTAAGCCCTAATATATCATTACTGGGGGCATCACGGGTCATTGCCTCAAGCTCGCTCTGCCAAAGGCTTATTTTTCCCTCATAACTGCGGTTGCCTGACACAATTCCATGTGGTTTACAACCTCGACCATAAAGCAAGTCTTTCTCGCGTTTTTCTGTATATTCTACCTCTGTAACACCTATAAGAATACGCCCACCAAAGGCGATAGAGATATCACACCACGCATATTGTTTGCTATCAAATGTTGCCATTTTCTAATGATTAATGATTAATTATCAATGATTAATTACTTTACGGAGTAATTGTTGTAGTAAAACCGATATTTACCTCTATAAAGTCTGCATAGCCTACGGGTAATAGTTTGATACCTATCACCACTTTACCCGTTTGTAACACACGCTGTGTAGGGTCTATATCAATCTTTACTGCCGAAAGCTCGCCCTGCGATACCATTTGGCTTTGTAGAGTACTTTCAAGTTTGGTTTGCCAACTCTTGATAATAGCGGGGTGAATACTGCCATCCTTAGATAGTAACACCTCGTCGCTGAGTTCCTCTACCAGCACCCCATAGCTTAGGAGCATAGCTTTGTCCATTACAAGCCCATTGCTAAGGCTCTTAAAGTCATCAGTAGGCTTGGTAAGGGTATTATCGCCCGAAAAGTAGTATCCTGAACGCCCTACAAAGGTGCGAAAGAATATATACCCTTTGTCGTCAAGCGCGTCCCATTGGTCGGCTTTGCTGTCAATAGTCGTGCCGTCAGTGAAATAAGCTACTAAGGGCAATACATTGCCATCTTTCACGCGGTGAATTTTGCGCTGTACGGGTATTTTGGTTATTTTGCCTAAGAAAAGCCCTATAGAAGCATCTTTT